CATGTTCAAGCGGGATTGGTTCACGGTCGTTGACCGTGGGCCGGGTGCGGAAGTTTGGGCGCGCATCCGGGCCTGGGACAAGGCGGCAACTTCGGGCAGCGGGGCGCGCTCGGCCAGTGTAAAAATGAGCTGGGGAAGGGACGATTATATCTATGTGGAGAACGTCACGTCTGCGCAGCTCGCATCGGCAGAGCGCGAGGACGAGATGATCGAGATCGGCCTGGAGGATTACCGGAACGATGGTCCGTTCTTGATCTGGCACCCGCAGGACCCGGGCAGCGCCGGGTTGGACAGCGCCATGGCCACCAACGACCGGATGGCCAACGCCGGGCTGATCGCCACATTCGACCAGGTGACAGGAAGCAAGGAGCTGAACGCCGGTCAGTTCGCTTCGAAGGCAAAGGGCGGGCGCGTACGGCTGGTGCGAGGTGCATGGAACGATGCCTACCTGGATGAGTTGGCGGCGTTCCCGAAGGGCCGTTTCAAGGATCAAGTAGACGCTTCGGGAAGCGGCTTCAACAACCTGAGACAGATCGTGGAGCAATTGAAGGATGAAGATAAAGACGAACTGGTTTACGAGGAGCGGGTGAACATAAGCCCGGTGTAGTGCGAGTTAGGAGTTGCGAGTTAGGAGTTAGGAGTTAGAAGATGGCTGATTTGCGGACTCGATTTGCTGAGATGTTGCTCGGGGATACCCTGGCGCAGATGCGTGAGGGCGCGACTGCGTTGCGGGAGGAGCTGCGGCAGAGTGAGTTTGACGGAGAAGTGCTGACCGAGCGGATGGCGGAGCTGGAGCTGGCGCTCGAGGACGCCAACTGGATGCGGCTGATGTTCGAGTCCGGGCAGGAATTCAGCCGGGAGGGGCTACGGAAGATCGTCGAGTTGGCGCGGATGATGTTCATCAAGAATCCGCTGATCAAGCGGGGGGTGCTGGTGAAGGCACTGTACGTCTGGGCGCAGGGTGTGAGCGTGAAATACAAGGACCCGGCGCTGAATAAAATATTACAGGACTTCTGGGACGACCCGAAGAACCGGGTGGAGCTGACCGGCCACCAGGCGCAACTCATGAAAGAGATCGACATGGAGGTGGAGAGCAACCTGTTCTTCACGTTCTTCGTGCGGCCTACGGACGGGCGGGTGCGGGTGCGGACGCTGCCGTTCGATGAGGTGATGGAGATCATCAGCGACCCGGAAGACGCCAAGACGGCTTGGTATTATGCCCGCTCATGGACGGAGCGGGGCTTCGACAAGACGGGCATCAGGCGAATCACCCGGTCACGGAAGGCGTATTACCCGGACTGGCAATATAACCCACAGACGAAACCAGCCAAGGTCGGCGGGATCGAGGTGAAATGGGAAGCGCCGATCTTCCACGTGAAGACGGGTGGGATGAGCGGCTGGAAATTCGGCGTGAGCGAGATCTACGCGGCGATTGACTGGGCGCGAGCCTACAAGGAATTCCTGGAGGACGTGGCCAGCCTGATGCGGGCGTACAGCCGGTTCGCGTGGAAGCGGATCACCAAGGGCGGCAAGAAGGCGATTGCAGCCGAGAAGGCCAAGTTGGCGAGCACGCTGGCGACGGGCGGGACATCGGGCGAGACGAACCCGCCGCCGGTGACCGGATCCATGGCGTTCCTGGCCGAGGGAACGGACCTGCAGCCGATGCAAGTGCGCGGGGCTTCGATTTCGCCAGAGGACGGGCGGAGGCTGTTGCTGATGGTGGCCGCGGCGGTGGGGCTGCCAGAGACATATTTCGGCGACGTGAGCGTGGGAACGTTCGCGACGGCGAAAACGATGGATCGCCCGACCGAGCTGGCCATGAAGGAACGCCAGACGTTCTGGACGGATACGTTCCGGCAGATCTTCGATTTCATTTTGCTCCAGGCGATGAAAAGCACCGAGAGCAAGATCAAGAGCCTGGGGAGGGTCGAGATGGTGATTGATAACGGTGAGATCGAGGAGAAGATCGTCTGGAATGGGGACGTGAGCACGATGCTCGATATTGATTTCCCGCCCATCCTGGAGAAGGACATCCAGGCGGCGGTGCAGGCGGTGGTGACGGCGCTGACGCTGAACGGCCAGCAGTTGACCTTGCTCGACGAGCCGACGGCGACAAGGCTGATCTTAAAGGCACTGGCGGAGGACGACGTGGACGAGATCATGGCGGAGTTGTTCCCGGAGGACCTAACCCCCGACCCCTTCCCTGGAGGGAAGGGGAATGATGGGACGAGCGAGGCGCGGGTGAGGGAAGCGGCGAGGAAGCTGCTAGAAGTTATTGCGAAAGCAAAAGCGAACCAGGAGGCAGGGAGCCATGTGTGACGTGGAAATGATCCTTAGCGATCGGGAATTCCTGGCAGCGCTCGAGGAGCTGGAGGAGGCGACGCGGATAGCCAAGGGCCGGAAGCGGGTAGAGTCGCTCATGCGCCGGCTGGAACTCTCGGCCAGGAAGTTCTTCCGGGCGCAGGGCAGCCAGTTCCTGCGAAAGTTCCGGGTGGAGCTGCGCAGCCGGTTCAGCGAGGGCTTCGAAGGGCATGCGGCGTTCCTGATTACACCGCTGAAGGAAGCCATTACGCCGCTTGAGTGGCTGGCCATCTGGTATGAGGTGACGCAGGCGACAGACGGGATGCTGACAACGCCGCTCGACCAGGCGGCGCAGAAGGCGCTATTGGCGGGAGCAATGCAGGCCATCGCCGACGTGGATATGCGGATCAGTTTCAGCCTGTCCAACCCGCGGGCGGAGACGTACCTGCGGGATTACGGCGCGAAGTTGGTTACGCATATCAACGAGGAGACCCGCGGCCAGATGCAGACGATCCTGGATCAGGCAATCAGCGAGGGATGGTCATACGACCGGACGGCGGAGGCGATCACGGCCAAGTTCGATCAGTTTGCGGTCGGTTCGCCGCTGGAGCACATCGACAGCCGGGCGCATCTGGTGGCCGTGACCGAGATGGGAAACGCGTACGCTGAAGGCAATTTACAAGTAGCGCAGGAACTGGCGGCGGCCGGGATCGAGATGGAGAAGGCCTGGAGCACGGTCGGCGACGACAAGGTGAGCGAACTGTGCGCTGGGAACGAGGCGGAGGGGTGGATCCCGCTGGAGGACGCGTTCTCAAGCGGGCATCAGAGGCCGCTAGGACATCCGGGATGCCGGTGTGATTTGAGGACGAGAAGGAAGACCTAACCCCCAGTCCCTTCCCAAAAAGGAAGGGGAGAAGGAGATTGAAATGCCAGCTATCAAAAGTCATAAGACGGCGGTGGATAAGACCGCAAAATGGGACGGGCCGAAGGCGGTGGCGGACGCGCCGAACGACGAGAAGGTGCTGCGCTACATGCACGCCTGGGTGGACATGAAGGGCGGCGCGGACAAGAAGTCATCCTATAAATTCCCGCACCACGAGCCGGGGACGGATACAGCGGCGGTGATCGCCGGAGTGAATAATGCGCTGGCCAGGCTGCCGCAGGCGAGCATCCCGAATGCAGACCGGACGGGTGTGGAGGCGCATTTACGAAGGCATCGCAAAGATGCGGGACTAGAGGAAGCAATGAGCGAGGCGGAGATCGCCGAGGCGGTGAAGTTCATCAAGGATGTTGACGACTTGAAAGCCGAGGAGGCCAGGGCACTCGGAGAGGCGATCCGCTTGCAGGAAAAGCAGAACCTGGCTGAGTGGCTGGAAAGCCGCCTGCACTTGAGATTGACAGAGATTGCCGACGACCTGTTCGGCGGCGGGAATGTGAACCGGGACGAGCGGAAGGTGCTCTCGGGTGCGATCGGCGTGGCGCTGGACGCCTATCATCAGTTCCTGGTGGATAATGCGCCGCAGTTGTTCGAGCGTCGGCCGTGGGACGATGCGCCGGTGGTTGGCAATCAACCGGTCAATGAGGCGCTGGAACTGGAAGGCGATTTCGTGCCGTTGATCGAAAAGGCAGTGCGGCAAGATGGGACGGTGCCGATCAAGATCATCCAGCCGGGATGGGGAACGAGCGGGTATTACCCGGCCGAAGTGCTAAAACGGGACGGGCCGAAGGTCTTCGCGAAAGATACGAAGATGTACTGGAATCACCAGACCCAACAGGAGGAGGCCGAGCGGCCGGAAGGAGACCTGAACAACCTGGCGGCGGTGCTGGCCAGCGATGCACGCTGGCAGGACAAGGGTCCGAAAGGCGCCGGGCTGTACGCGGACGCGAAGGTGTTCGAGAACTTCCAGCAGCCGGTGGACAGCCTGGCAGCGCACATTGGCGTGAGCATCCGTGCGCTGGGTAAGGCGAGCCAGGGCACGGTAGAAGGGAAGACCGGGCCGGTCATTTCAGAACTGACGGCCCGTAAGAGTGTGGACTTCGTCACCGAGCCGGGGGCGGGAGGCGAGATCATCACCATGTTCGAGGCGGCGCGGACGGTCCGAGCCGATACACAGCCAGCCACCCAGCGTGGCGTGGAAATTCACGAGGAGGTAGATATGGACGAGAAAGAGTTGAAGGAGGCCAACGCCACGCTCCAGAAGGAATTGGATAAGGCGAAGGCTGAAAACGCCCGCTTGCAGGAAGTTTTACTTCTGCGCGAGGCGAAAGACCTGGCCGGGGCGGCCCTGGCCAAGAGCTCCCTGCCGGAAGTGACCAAAAGACGCCTGATCGAAAGCCTGGCCAAGGCTGCACCGGTCAAGGACGGCAAGCTGGACAAGGAAGCCTTCGCGGCGGCGATCGCCGAAGCGGTGACGGCCGAGGTGAAGTATCTGACCGAAGCGGCCGGGCTGGGCAAGATCACCGGCCTGGGCGAGGGCGCCGAAGGCGACGAGGATGCGAATGACGACAAAATCCAGGAGAGCCTGGAAAAGTCGTTCAAAGGCATCGGCCTGGACGAGAAGGCGGCCAAGATCGCCGCGCAGGGCCGCAAGTGATCAGTGTTCAGTATTCAGTGTTCAGTGAACAGTGATCAATGATGGTAGCCGACTGCGCTACCATAAACAGTGAACAGTGAGGTGAAAAATGGCAAAGAATCTAATCTATAAGCCGGGATACGAGCTGTCGGTGGTATGTGATAGCCCGACAACCCCGGCAAGCGGAGATCCGGTGCGCTATGGCAATTTGACAGGCCTGGCGCTGACGGACAAGGGTGAAGGTGGAAACCCCACCACCGAGACCACCGTTGACTTCGGCCCGTTCATCGCTGATTTGAGCGTGAAGGCCGTGGATGCCGACGGCGACAGCGCGGTGGCAGTGGGCGATGGGATCTGGTACGTGGACGCCGACACGCCGAAGCTCTCGAAGAAGGCCAGCGGCTATTTCTTCGGCTTCGCTCTGGAGGCAATCACCAGCGGCGCGACGGACACCATCAACGTGATGCACGTGCCTGCGCCTGGAAGCGGCACCATGGCGGCTGGATCCATCGGCTCGACGCAGTTGGCGGCCAGCGCCGTCACGGCGAGCAAAGTGGCTGCCAACGCGATTGGCACGACAAAGATCATAGCGGCCAACGTGACCGAGGCCAAGGTCGAGGAAGGCGCGGCAGGAGCCGGTCTGTCCGGCCTGGTGGCCAAGTTCGTGGCGAACGCCAACGTGACCGGCGGCGTCCCGGTTGTGCACGTGATCGACGTGGCAGACGCTGCCGGTAACACTGACGTTACTTTTACCCATAAGACCAAGATCCTGTTGGCCGGGTTCAAGAATACCGGTGTGGCTGCCCATGCAACCACCGACACGATCGGCCTTCAAAACGTGACCGACGCAATTACCCCGGTCACCCCCAAGACTGCGACGGTCAACAAGGTCGTGCTGTTCGACTCGTTGATCGAAGCATACGACACCATCGCTGCAGGTACCAAACTGCGCGTGGTTGCAGCCAAGGGCGCGGGTGCGCTCAACGTGGCCTGCACCGTGTTCGTCATCGGCATTCGGGTGGCGTAAGATCCCCTGAGACCCCCCTGTCGCCTAGCGGCGACATCCCCCCATTTGGAGAACA